TCGCCTCTGCTCTTGTCATATCGCCACTCCTCCTTGTGAGTTATATTTTTGTGTTCCTTTATTATGTTATAATTATAACTCACTTTTAGTAGTCTGTCAATAGATTTATTTCACTTTTGAGAGTTTTCGAGGCAAAAAAATATACATATCAGCTCTCTGACTTACTTTTGAGAGTTAATTCATATCCAAGATTATCCAGTATCGCTTGCAGGATATTCAGCCGGATTTCCTCCGGTTTTCTTGAAATGTACTGGTTTAGAGACTGTCTGCTCATTCCCAGTTCTGACGCAATCTGTGTATGTGTCTTGCCTGATTCTTCTATCAGGGCTTTCAGCGTTTCTTCAACCTTAATCATCAGAATTTACCTCCTCTCCCATTATTCCGCACTCTGCCAGCTCCTCTGCTGTGATTCCGGTTTTTTTCATCAAGAACTCTGCAAATTCCTGATTGTAAATATCCTGTCTGGCTTCTCTGATAACCTCTGCCATGTTTGCAATCAGTGTCTTAGCTCTGGTTGTCGTCAACTCCGGTTTTCCCTGCGTCGTCATGCGTAACGCACATTCGGTACACATTTTCCCTGAAAACATATCCTCTGTGAATCCGGGTGGTAACTGCCTATCCCAGCACTCGGCTCCGCACTTCGGGCGGGTACTCTTTTTCCATGTGTCGTTTGCTGGATATGGGATATTCTTAACCAGTGGTAACATCAAATAGCCGCCTCGGTCAGTTGTCTTTCTTGGCTCTATCTTAATATTCATCAGTACACCTCCTCGAATCCAATCAAATCATACTGTAACGGCTCTCCGTCATCATCAAATGAGCATGGCTCCAAAATCTCTTTTACCTTAAATTCCGGCTCGTCTGAATCTTTCCACCATGCCGTCATTGTCTCTCCGTTGCTGGTGCCTCTGTCTACGCAGATACATCTTCCGTCCTCCAGCTCGTAAACTCCTACCAGCCAATGTCCCTCCAGATGTCCTAAATCTCTTTTAATCTTCATATTGCTTTCCTCCTTATGCGTAATAGCAGGTCAGGTTCCATGCGTTGCCCTGCTCGTAATAAACGCCGTACTTTTCAAAAATCTTATTGAATCGCCGTACCAGACTGCCCAATGCGTAGCCGTTTATCATGTGATACACCGGTCCCTCAAAGCTCATGCTCAAAATGTGGTCGTCTGCCACATATTCAAAATAATCTCTCGGATTCTGGTTGTCCTCAACGAATAGCTTCTTCGGGTCGCTGTAATAGTATTTCTTCGTTTCCGGGTCTCTGGTTGTGAATCTCTTGCCGTTGAAATAGATGTCCGTATCCTGCCAGATTTCATGCTCCAGAAGAAACGCCCGGATTTCAACAGCCATTTTCTCAATCTGTTCCTCTGTCAATCTCTTTGCCATGTCGTATCTCCCTCTCAAATATACTCAACCGCTATATGTGCTGCCATGAAGCAATCCGGCTCTCCGTCGAAATCATTTCCTGCGGCTGAATTTAATGTGTCGCCTCTTTCTTCGCAGCACTCCCTCGGACTGCAACAATCTGTATTCTTCCAGAGCTTTCCATTTTCGTCCTCGTACACATATCTGCCCCAGCTATCACGCCCTAGATATTTCAAGTGCAAGGTTTTTGTCTTAACGGCTACCAGCTCATAATCCACAATATCGAAATGTCCTAACGGCTTCTCATACTCGATATAGCCCCATACGTCCGCCTGAATCTCCTCTGTGTATGTCTTGCTGTCAAAATTGAAAATCTCCTGAACTCTGTTGTTCTCCGGCTTTGGAAAACTGCCCAGCATTACCGGTCTTTGCTTGCTGTAATATCTATAACTCATTCTGCTACCTCCTGTTCATCTGCAAGTTTAATATCTATAAGTGTCATACTGCCATATAAGCAGCCGTTCTCAATCTCTCTGGCTTTCTTCTTTGCGGAAGCGATTGTTTTTGCCTCAATCTCTCTTTCTGTTTCGTAGCCGCCACCTCTTATCTGCGGATTGTATCTAAAAAACTTTGCTGTGTATTTTTTCATAATCTTATCCTCCCTAACCGTAGCAATACCAGCTTTCAGCTTCGCCATTGTTATATACAACTCCAAACTTTGCACCGCTTGGGGAAATAAAGTATTTGTGAAGCTTTCCGTTGTTGGGATTGATGCCACTTCCATTTGGCTTGTATCCCTCTATTTTCTTGATTCTCTCTGGGTCTTCAAATCTTGACATATTCCGTACCGCCTTTCCTTTGTTTTATGTCTTTCTTTATTATGTTATAATTATAACTCACTTTTAGTAGTCTGTCAATAGATTTATTTCACTTTTGAGAGTTTTATTTCATCTGGAGCTTTCTTTAGTGAATTGTCGATTTGAACATAAGTATTATATATAAATATATATATGGTATTAGGTATATGTTCAGTGACAGTCACGGTAACTGTCACTGTGACAATAACTGTGACGCTTATATTTATAAGGTTGCATTATATAAGAAGAAACTACCGATACTCTTTGAAAATCTATATTGTCACTGTGACAATTACGGTAACGGTAGCTGTGACAAAATTTTAGAGTAACTGTTTGCATAACTGTGACTGTCACTGCGACAATAACTGTGACATACCCGGTTTTTATGGCATTTTGCAATAAGTTTATTGCGTTTTGAAGTTAATAGAGCATATTGTGACAGTCACGGTAACTGTCACTGTGACAATAACGGTTATGATTTGCAAAATATCAGGAATGTTATATAATTAACTTAATCTAATACGAAAGGGGATTTTATATGAGAAGATTCTTGTTGATACTTTCACTTCTGGCATGCGTAGCGTTGTCCGGGTGTGGTTCTGGAGATAATAGTAAGACCAGCTCTGCTGACGATTCCATAAAAGGGAATGTAGAAATCAAAGATGAAAACGGAAGTGTACTTGTAACCACTGATGACATTTCTTCTGTATCGTCTGGTACCGATAATTCAGAACCTTATGTAGAACTTATTTTGAATGAGAACGGAAAAGACGCATTTTTCAAAGCTACCACTGACAACATAGGAAAATCATTGAGTATTTATGTAAATGGCTCGTGTGTTTCCAGACCGACTGTAAGCAATGCGGTAGCCGACGGAATAGTCCGTATCACTGGTTTTGACTATGAGGAACAGGCAAAAGATGTTGAAATCAGCATAAAGACCGGAGATGTTGAAAATTCAATCATAGAGCAGATTAAGGCTGAACGAACGGCTGATAACCCGGTCATAGGTCGTATTTATATGGTTGAGGGTACGGATAATGAATTTGAATTTGATGTTGTGAGATTCTATGATGATAATACCTTTCAGGGTGTGAAATTCACATCTGATACAAAATATGCAAGCTTCTATGGCTCCTATGAGCTAAACGGAAATGCTATCACATTAAAAATGTCTGATGAAAGTTACTCTGGAGCCGTCAAAGACAGCGGCTCAAAAATACGATTCGGAAATTCTTCTTTCTCTGACTGGACGGATAATGTAGGTCCGACAGACCCTTTGCTTTCGGTTTTACAGCAATAAAAAAGACCTCCCTACCATGATTGCATGATAGAGAGGTTTTCTTTTGTCCTTATGTGCTACGCACTGGTTATTAGCAAAGTCGGTTTACCGCCGCCTGAACCTGTGCATAGTTGTAACCGGCAGCTTCAAGGCGTTTCTTTCTGTCAGCACCATTGCCCCAGTCGCCCCTTAAAACTTCCTTTGCCACTTCGTCAACAGATTTCTTTGCAGGAGTGGCAGCCTGTGAGCTTCCAGAAGATGAACCAAGAACGGTTACATACTCTTTATTCTCCAGATAAATCCAGCCAGCACCGGACTTCAACTTGCCCCAGCCGTCGTTTACTTCTGTGATAGTAAATACACCTTTTCCGGTCTGACCTACCACATTGTTACCCATTGACGGATTGTTGCGGATATTCAGGTCTGATACAAGCACTTTTACCGAAAACGGAGTTGCTGGGAAGCTACCATTTGTTCCTGATGAACTACCAGAGTTTTCAGATGAAGCTCCACCGTTTAAGATTTCCTTAACCCTTGCCTTGAAAGCTGCCCATTCTGTATTACCGGAACCAGCCATTTGTGCCGGGCAATTTTTACCTGTCACATCATAGTGACGGAGTACATAGGTATCTACTCCTGCGGCTGTGATTCCAAGCAGATTGCAGATGTACGCACACAGATAAGCGGCATTCTCCTTTGTCTTGTCGGAAATCTTGTAATTACCAGCAGTACAACACATCTCAATGTTAATGCTGTTCGCATTTCTGCATGAAGCGTGTTTGTAGGATTTTGCCCCGACGCTCCATGCGGTGTCTTTAAGTGCTACGCTCTGGCGAATCTCTGTATCGTCTACAAAGAAATGAGCCGAAGCATTTCTACCGGCTCCTGCAAAGTAGTTGGCGTTTGCCTTTGCTGTGTCTTTTGAATTTCCTGTGTAGTGCATATTTACAAATGCTGCATTTCTGCTGGCATTGCTGTTGTAATTGTCTGCATTACACTTAATGTTGGAATCTACATTGATTCCGTTGATTGTGGCTGAAATAAAGCCTGTTGTAATTGTCTTTCCCATAGATGACCTACCTCCTGTCTTTTTTGCGTACCTGTCATAATATTTCTGACCGTATGAAGCACGCTTTTTCTTAACACTTTCGCTCTGGTCTGCCGGGCGTTCATACTGTGTAAGCACAATATCCGAAGCCTCTCTGACCGATTTTGCAGCTTTCAGTCCTGCCAGCACCGTTTTGTAGCCTGTGCTTAATTCCTGATACAGAAATTCAAGCTGTGATTCCAAATCTCCGATAGACTGATTTCTGGAGCGTATAAAAAGGAGCAGGTTTTCTTTCCTGCTCCAGTAAGTCCACTGTGCCAAGCCGTAACCGGCACTGTCATGTACGAAATTTGTATAATCTCCATTGTCAACGGAAGTTGTGTATGTGTCGTCTGTATATCCCAGCTTCTTTTCAAAGCTGTTCTGCAAATTCGCAGGTACAAGACCTGATTCTGCAAACAGATTTCCCATAAGCCCGGAAACGCCGAAAGCGTTCTTTATCCTGCCGTAGAGGAAATTGTAGATTTTCTCCTCTGTGCTTTTCCCTGTAAGAGCCATAGTAGCCTCCTATTCTGCGGTACCCTTTTCATCTGCCGGTACTGCGTCCGTTGCCTCGATTGTGATTCCTGAATTTTCTGCAATCTTCATCTGCTTAACCGCAGCCTCAATCAAAATATCAAGCTGTTCATCAGATATTGAGATATTCTTTTCGATAAGCAGCTTTTTCAGGAACTCTGTTACATATGCTTTTCTGTCCTCTCCTGATTCGGACCATAAGACCTGCTGGGCTTTTAAGACTGCGTACTTCGCCCACTGTGCAGCAAGCTCCAGATTGCTTGCACCGATTTTGTTCTTTACAAACGGTACAAGGTATCTGGCAATAACCAGTGCTGCAACCATAACCACAAGTTTCACAATTTCAAAGATAATCTCATTCATCTCTGTTATCCTCCATTTCTCTGTTTACCATGTCCGGTACTTCCCTGTAGTCGCCGGATTCTTTCTTTGCTTCCGCTTCATCTTCCTTTTGCCATGTTCTGTCCTGCCTTTTATCCTTTGTGGTCCTTATCCAGCCGCATATTCCGCATTCGCCGATAGTGGCTGCAATGACCGCACAAGCATAGGTTTCAGGAATCGCCGCATAATCTCGGAAGATACACAACATTTGCCAGTTGAACCAGACAAAAAATGCACCCACCAGAATCAAAATCAGGTTCAGGGTGCCAATCTTTTTTATCAGCTCTTTAATCCACCTGACAGGGTGGAAGCCTCGTTTTTTCTCTCTCATGTGCGCCTCCTACATTCCAATCTGCGTAAAAATGAAGCCTACCACGATACCGATAACCGCAGTAGCCACATATCCTACGACTTTACGCCACATTTCGCCGTCCCTGTTTTCTAACGATACAAGGCGTTTGCTCTGTGTTTCCTGCTCCTTAACCATGCTTTCAACGCTCTGTGCCAGTTTCTCTATGGAAACTGTGAGGGCGTTAATCTGCTTGGTGCTTTCCTCCAGAAGCTCAATACGCTTGTCCTGTCGTTTGTTCTCCTCGTCAAGACGCTTTTTGTACTCCTCGTACTCTGCTCTTGCAATAGGTTCATCTGTCATGGCTACCTCCTTTCTCAACTTTCCAGAATATTGAGATAAGCGACATAAATAATCGGTATATCTTCTTTCTGGAGGCTGTATTCATTCATTACATCTCGAATGGCGGTATAGAAAATGGCATCCGCTGTCTCGTCTTTTCCGGGACAATACGAATGCCATATAAGGTGGTTGTGCAAATTCATCAACCGTTCCTCATTTTCTGGTACCGTCGGATTCAGATGCAGTTTCTTAGAGGCTTCCTCCAGCCTGTCATAGCTGAAATATTCCTCTAGCTGTGGTAATTTCTTACTCTGCATCTGCTTCCTCCTTGCTGGTAACTACTGCCAGTTCTGCTTCAAGCTCATTGATTTTGTCTCTAAGCTCCTGACGCTGTACCTTTGTTTCTGCGTAATCTTCGTCAGAAAGAGCTCCGTCAGCGTGTTTCAACGCCTTGTAGTCGGTAGCAGCAAGAATCTGTTTCAGTCCGGCAATTTCAGACTGAATTTCCATAGCTCTGTTATCCATATAGCGGCACCTCCTCTCTTTGCCAATTTTCTATGAAAAGCCTGTCGAACAGACAATCCATACTGTGAATAGTCCTGCGTGCCTGTTTCTTTTCCATGCAGCCACGCCATGAAGCATACGAACACCTTATATCCTCGAAAGACATTTCGCCAGCTAACAGTTTCCGGTTCTGGCGAACCAGTTTTCTCCTCTGCCTTACAACTGCTTTTCTGCAAGGCTTTCTCAGTATCTTTCCGGTGTCCGTCAGATATATTTGTGTTTTCAAGAATGTAAAACCATGTGACAGCTTTACGATTCTTGTCTTTTTCTCATTCAGTTCAATTTTAAGCTCCGCACATATCCTGCGGATTTCCTGTAAACAATACTCCAGATATTCTTTACTCTCATGTATCAAATATCCGTCGTCCATATAGCGTGCATAGGGTTTTATTCCCAGCACCTCTTTTATGTAATGGTCTAATCTGTTTGGGTAGGAAACAGCGATTGTCTGGTTATCCTCACTTCCCAGCCCTAATCCTTTTCGTTCTACGGTATCAGGGTTCAAACCTTTCTTGATTGCAACTTTCAGAAAATGTTCATAGTAAGAATCAATAAATCTACTTGTGAGCCAGACAATTTTATCATCATCAAATGCTGCTCGTATCTGCTGTTTGGCTATTTCATGGTCTATGTTTCCGAAGTAGTTCTTAAAATCAAATAGCAGCACATAGCCCTCCGTCCCATGATGTCTGTAATGCCTCCTTAGGTGCGTAACAAGTCGCTTCATAGCAAAGCTCGTACCCTTTCCTTTCTGGCTGGCACCATTATCATGTATCAATGACCTTGTGAGAACCGGAACCAGTGCATTGTGGTTGAGTGATTTCTGTGGTACTCTTTCTGAAAAATGCACGCTCATTATGTCCCTGTGCTTTCCTCTCTCATTCAGACCAAAACAGATAAAACCTTTGTGAATGTCCTCGCAATAGGTCAGTTTCTTATTTGTGGCTGCAACATTCGTGAGCCTACGGAGCATATAGCGTTTTACGCTGGCTTT